AGCCACCAGGCCGAACGCCCCAGCGTTCTTCCGGATAGCCGCTCCACCCGGAGCCATTCGAGACCAGGGCGATGTTGCAGATCGAACCCTCGGTGTCGATCACGTAGCCGGACTGCAGGTAGTCGGGACTCGCCGGGATGATAATCCCGTTCACGGCGAGCGAAGCGACGGCCAGGATCGGGTAGTTTCGGACCGCGAGCTCATTCGCGCCGTTGCCGTTGTAGCGCTCAGAATAAGAGCGCACACCGGAGAGGAACCCGCGGCCGGTGCGAGTGAGGATGTTCTGAGAATAGGCGGTGATTTCAGACTGGATGAGCGCCGCATCCGCCGTCGAAGCCTGGGCCAATATGGCATTTACGGCGCTTACGGTGGTCAGATCGATGACGGTCGCGCCCATTGCTCACCTGATAAAAGGGTGGCCTGGGGTCTCCCAACCCCAGGCCTGGATTTGCGCCGCGCCGGTGGCGACACTCCTCCGCTCGTTAGAACACGTTGGTGGCGCCGAACTTCCCGAGTCCGGTGATAAACGCGATGAGGTTGGGCGTTTTGACCGCCAGGACCTCCTCGGAAAAGACGCCGAAGGGATACTTGCGGCTGGTCTGCGCGAACTCGATGCCGTATGTGTCGCGCCGCACAAAGACGCCGCGCGTTTCGCCCAGCCGGGAGTTCGCGTAGGTTTCCTGGAGCTTGTCGACGTCGAAAAGGATCGTCCCAGCAGGCAGGTACGGATGCTGAATCACGTCGACAAACTGGCCGCCGGGCAATCCGAAGATGTTGTGGTACTGCGCCACCCGGCCGTTGACCGCGATCCCGGATCCGTCGGTGTTCGGGCCGCCGTTCGGGAAGAAATAGTTCACCGCGGTTGAACTCGAAGAGCCGACCATGAACGCCGACCGGAAAGCAGGCACCTGGTCAGACGACAGGTAGATCTTCGTCGGGCCGGTGAGGGCCGCCTGCTGGATCTGGAAGAGGACGGTGTCGATCTCGGTGATCGATCCCACCAGGCCGCCGTTCGTGAGCCCGGCCCCGTGATTGTCCCAGCCGTTCGTGCCGAGCGCCGTGCCCCAGGAATTCAGGGTGAACGTGGGCACCGGGAGCCCGGTCATGTACGCCGAGTTCGAGGCGATGCTGAGCAGGCCGTCCATGTCGAGCGCGTTGGTCGATAGGTCAGTCGCGAAGCCAGCGTAGCCACCGGAACCGGCATAGGCCGCGGTCTGTGTGCCCTGGGCCTGGCCCGTGTACACGAAATACGACTGCCCGATGGTGATGCCCGTGAGCTTCGCCGAGGCCGCCGCCGGCGTAAAGCTGCTCGAGGCGTTGACTTCCACGAACCACGCATAGCCCCAGGCACCCGCCTTCGGGGTCGCGTAGAAGAGAACATTCTTGAGCGGACTGGTCGTGGGGCCCGCGACGTTTGAGACCAGCGAAATGATCGCCGTGCCGCCGTTGATGACGTCCGAGGAGCCGTCCGCGTTGGTCCGCAGGTACTGAGTGGTGATGCCGGCCGAGACCGTGTTGTTCGGATTGATGGCCGCGCGGTAGTTGAGCGCAACGGCGTAGGCGGCGGCATAAGCGCCGGTGGGCAGGTTCGCCGAATTGTTCGAGGCGTTGCTGAGTGCCGTAAGGGCCGCGGTCGGTGTGTTGGTCGTGCCGATCTGCAGCGCGCCGTTCGAGGCCGTGGTTCCGGCGCCGCCCAAGTAGCTGCGCTCCTGCATGCGGATGAAGCGCAAAAGCTGCCACATCTTACCGTCGCCCAGCGAGTCCTCGTAGCCCTCGGAAGCCGAGATCGACTCGTAGGTCACGAAGTCGTCGGTGCCGAGCGTCACGTAAGGCGAGGAGAAATTCAGCAGTGAGAACTGGCCGTTCGCGTTCGTGTTGCCCTCGGAGACACCCGGGAACTGCTGGGAAGCATCGATCGCAACTACCGCCTTCCACTGCGGCTGCACGCCGTAGCCGGCGTTTACCTTGTCCCACCGCGGCGTGGTGTTCCGGATGTGCGAGAAGATCGGGTCCAGCATGTACGCCGGCGCCCGGAGATCGATGAAGTTCAAGCCCAGGCCCGTGGTGATGCCCGTGGTCGTCGACTCCTTGACCAGCGATTTTCCGTGCATCTTCACGAACCGGCGCCAGGCGTCCGCGCCGTTTTCCGAGACCAGGCGCTCGATGCGCCCCATGTCGGTCTTTGAGACCAGTTGAGCGAACTGCGCCTGCGAGATGCCATTGTGACCGTCAGTCACCGCCGAAGGGTGCATGGGTGTTCTCCTTTACCGGCGGTCTGAATTCGTCACTCGCGCTGGGAGGGCGCGTCCTGCAAAAACCTTTACTGCGCTGCGATTAGCTCGCCGAAAGCCGCGTCGGCCGTAACCGATTTCGCGACCATGGAAGCGCCCGTCGCCGGGATGTTCTGCGGTGCGGGGGTCGTGGCGATCTTCTTCTCGAGCTCGTCGACCTTGGCGAGGACCGGAGCCAGGGCGGCCGTAACAGCCTTGGTGATCGGATCGGCAGCAGCTGCAGCAGCAGCGGGATCGGCTGCAGCCTTGGCAGCCTTTTCGGCGGCGTCGCCCTCGGGCTCCTCGCCGGCGCAGGCATCCTTGGCGGCCTTCATGCACTTCTCGCAGTGGTCCATCATGGCCTGGTGCGACTTCAGGATCGGATGGTCTTTGGCGAGCTGCCCCTCGAGCTTTTCGTGGAGCGCCTTGTGCATCTCCATGTGCTTCTCCAGATGCTCCTGGATCGACTTCGCTGCCTTCGTGAGACCAGCCTGATCGGTGATTTTCATCGCCTTCGCTCCTTTGCCGCCCGCCGCGGCCATTTCGTCTGCTTCCTCGATCGCCATGGCCTTGAATTGCGCCAGGAGCTCGAGCCATGCCTCGCGCAACCCGTCGGGTACCTTGCTGCCGTCATCCTCGAGGTCGCGCTCGAATTCAGTCTGGAGACAGAGCCAATTTAGGCCCTCAACGATGTCGGCTAACCACCCGACCTCGTACATCCCCTTTTTCAAAGCGATCTTAGCACAGGCCCTGGTGATAGCCGCCTTATCCGCCTCCGACGTCCAGCCCTCGGGGATCAACCGCATGAGCCCCAAAGCCTTCGCCCGGGCGATGATGTGCTTCTTCGCCTTTTCCTTGTCCGCGGCCCGGCCGTAGGCCTGGATCGCGTTTTTGAGGTCCTCTTCGTTCTCGATCGGGAAAGAGCCATCTTCCATGGCCGCGCCGGTCGTGGCCAGGCGTTTACGCTCCTCGTCCGAGAACTCCCGCTTAAACATCAGCGTCAGTTGCGCGACCTGCTTCTCGAGCTTCCCGAGCGCCAGATCCGCGGGGGCCGGAATCACCAGAGGCACGGCTTCAGTCGTGCCGTTCGCCTTCCGCAGTTCCACCGTGCGCCCCTTCATGGTTTCAACCAGGGCCGAGGGCAGGCAGGGGGAATCGACAGCCGAGACTTCGGCCGGATCCGCGATATAGCGCTTGCAGCCGGAGTGCACCGGATCCGGGAGGAGGTCGCCGACGTAAGCGCCGCCCTGCGAGAACCCGATCAGAACTCCCTTTTTGAACTTCTGGATGGCGACGGGTTCAACCACGTTGAAGCCCATGCGAATGGTCTTGTTGGCATCATCGAACTCGATCGTCCGGCCGGCGCCGATCGCGATCAGCTGATGCATCTCCCGCATCGGCATGATCGAGGGCTCCATGCCCTCGACGGCTGAGGTCAACTTAAACATGCTGCTGACCTTGGCCTGATAGTAGGGCTTCGTGCCGGCGTAATCGCAAACCTCGTTCTCGAGATCCGGCTGCTCGGCTGTGACCACTCCAAAGACGTTAAGCGAGCCGTCGCCCTGCTCCTCCATCTTGGTTAGCGGTACAAATTTTTGAAGCTTCATCCCCAAACCTCGCTCACGACGCTCCGGCTGCAGCGACCTCAATCCCGTTCACCGCAATTGTAAGCGCCGCGGCCTCGAGAGCTGCGATTGCCTCACCCTGGGCGGCCAGAACCGCCTCGTCCTCGTGAATGGCCGTGACAATGGCCTGCTGTGTTTCGTAGGGTTCGCTCGGGTTGGACAGCACCAGATTGCCCATTCGTCTGCCTCACTGCGAATACCCCGTAAGCCACCAGTGAGCGCCATCCCAGGCAAAACTGGCGATGCCGCCGACAGCCGCGCCACCAGGGATTGCATAGAGCTGCGGATTGCCGGCATACTCGGCGGCGTTGCCCGTGTTGACATTCAAGGCCGAGCCGCCGGCGTCGGTCGAGATGACCTTGACAGTGATCGTTTTGCCAGGAGCCACGCCGGCGGTGGGCAGCGTGATGCCCTGGGTGCCGTCCATGACGCCCGAATAGAAGATCACGCTGTCGGTGGCGAGCGCCGTGTAGCTTTCTGAAACCGATTCAGGTGACGGCGTGGCCGGCGTAACCGCCGCTAACGTCTGCTCATCCTCGAGGACCGAGGTCACCAGCGCCTGCAGAGTTCCCTCTGGCGAGCTGGGGTTTTGAAGCAGCCTCTGGAGGTTCGTCATCGGATCACCGTCCCCTTACGCGCGAACGAAACCACCGAATGGAGCCGCAACTTTCCGTCGCTTCCGTTTTCGGCCTGCGGACCAGGAGCTGGCTGGGCCAGGGTCATCACAACGGGCGCGCCGACGCGCAGAAACGCCTTTCCACCAGGCGTGATCGCGCCGGCCTGGGTGTAGAGGACCGCGGCGTGATGGTTCACCTCGTCCAGGTAAACGGCCGTCTGAATCGCGGAAAGACGATCACCAGGCTGCTGTGGTTGGGAGTGGGTTTGTAAGTTCACGTTTCGCATCGCCGATGCCATCCTGCTTCGAAGTAAATCCTAGCACGCTCATGAAATGCCTAATTGACGCGCGGTCCTGCGCAAGCGCTTCCGCTGCCGGCCACTGACGCCCCGGGGACGCCGGGCAGCCGCCTCAGCTATGGCCTCGTTACGAATCAGTCTGGCACCCCGGTAGAACGATGCGCGGTCCTTCTCCGCGGCGATCGCCTGCCGGGCGCGCTCCCGGAACTCCGGATCCGTGACCCGGTCGATCAGGTCCTGGGGCATCCCCTCGAGCTGCGCGGGGTCGATTGACCCATCTTCATTGAAAGTGAGCGGTCGTTGATGTTGTTTGTTTTCTTCCGGTTCTGGCACCGGCTGGGTGGGGTCATTCATGTCAACCCCCTTTTTTGACAGGTACGACCGGCATCGGGTGCCGGCGATGGTTCCCGTTGCCGTTGCCGTTACCATTCGCGACCGGCCGCCGCAACTGAAAGGTCAGCAGCGCCTCGACGCGGGCACCGAAGCCAGAGCCCACCTGGTGGGAGCTTTGGCCGATGAGGTCATAGTCCGGAAGCAATCGATCGAGGGTGTCCTCGACATCTTTAATCAGGCAGGTTTCCACAACGTGGGGGGCTTTGGGAGAATCCATCATTCCTCTCCGGCGAGTTTTGTAACAGTCAGCCAGCAACGGCAAAACAGGTGCGCCCCAGGCGCATAGATCATCGGCGCGAACTCGTAACCCACCGGCACGGGGCCGAGTGCGCTAAAGCTGGCGCAGAGCGGACAGCAGCCCAGGTCCATGACCGTCCACTGGTACTCGAGGATTTTGCCCGAGGCGGCCCAGGAGTCGACGTGGCCGAGGACCTGCTGCCGGCTGATCTCGTTGTCGGCGATGAGTTCGCCATGGTCGGGCGTCCAGACAACGCTGGCCTGGAGCACCGCCTCGAGCTGCTCGGGTGTCCAGTCCTCAGCGATTGCCTGCTTGATGGCGTCCAGGACGGCATTCTTGGCGGTGGTCGAGATCGCCCAGGCGGGAGCTGTGGCCTCGGTCAGCGAACCGTCCTCCTCGAGGTCGTAGCCAACCATCTGCGCAGCGCGCTGGTCGGCCGCCCGTTTCGCCTTGGGCATCGCTTCGGCGAGGGTGCCAGGAAGCGATGCCGCAAGGTTAGCCGCGGCCTGGTAGGCACCCGCGTGAACGCCTTCTTCCGCCGCGATTTCAAAATAGGGCGCCGAGATCCCGTACAACGTTTCGTAATCCCAGCCCAGCAGAGCAATGATCTCGGCCGCGCGTCGATCGCGGTCCTCGGTGCTCTCTTGTTTTAAGAGCGTTCCACGTGGAACTGCTGCCTTATGAACAGCGAACTCCTGCGCGACCTTGCTCGAGATACGCGCCTTTTGGTCGGCCAGAAACTTCTTCAGCTGGCGCGCGAACTCGTTCCGGGCCTGCCGGCTGCGCGGGGTGAGGTCGCCGGCGCGCACCTTGAGGCCGGCGATTTTCCGGACTTTGGCCGGCTTCGCTCCATCGATCGGGGGTCCGTCCTCGTCCTCGTCGTCCTCGGGCGCCGCGGCCGGCTTCTGCGAGATGGACATCCAGCCGGTGGCCGTCATGGCGCCAAGTTCGTTGGCCTGGGGCTCGGGCCGCGGATCGTCGCCGCGGGCCTCACGAATCTCGTTCACGCTGTAAGCGCAGCCTTTCAGGTAGAGCGAGTCGACCGTCGCCTGCTTCACCGGGTCCATTTCCCGCTCATCCAGGAAGGCGAACTCCACGTCGTCGAGCTTCATCTGGCGCTCGATCACCTGACCGTTAATCACGTTTTCGATGTGCTTCAGGTACGGCTCAAGCCCCTCAATCTGGGCCACATCAGAGGACTCCTTCGCCGTGCCCCGGTTGACCTGTTTGATCAGGTTCTGCGGCGAGATCGAAAAGGCATAGGCCACAACCCGGATGAGGTAATCGTCGGTGACGTCGGTCAGCGCCTCATGCTTCGTCATCGTCGGCTCGCGCTTCGCGTCCGGGATCATGATCATGCGGCGCTTCATTTTCAGGTTGCCGGCGAGCATCGAATCGAACCACTTTTGGAAATCCTTGATCTGCTGCGCTGTCCAGGTCTCCGGCATCGGCAGAAGGCCCTCGGGTACATTCCCCGAAACGTAGTAGTCGCGCAGAAACTGCTGCCGGTTGGCGCCGATCGAGAGCGTCGTGATGATCTGCTCCACCGGACCGAAGCCCCAGCGGGAATTCACCCGCGGATTGCGCGGCGAGTAGATCAGCTGGTCGACCGTGTACTTCTTCTCCTCGGCTGAGGCGGCGAGGTTGGCCGTCGGGATCCCGAGAATGATCTGCTGGTAAGCCGGCGACGGGGGCTGAGGAACGAAACCGAACTGGTCGAGCAACGGCGTGATGGTGGAGCCCGAGACCAGGCGCAAAGAGAGCACGTCGCCGCCTATCGACTTGATCGGATAGATGCACGGCGCGTCAAAGACCAGGAGTTCCTCGAGCCACATCCGGATCCAAAGGTCGAAGGTGTGCACGCCGTCAGGGCAGCGCAACAGAGTCGTGACCTTGGAAATATTGGGGTTCTGTAGCTGGCGATCGGCCGCGGCCTTCTTCGTTTCACCAGGCTGGGCCTTGACCCGGATTACCCAGGGACGGTTTACCACCTGGTCCTTACGGGTCTCAATCATCAGCCGACAGAGGTCGAAAGAGTTCGAGACGTTCCAGAGCTGGGGGAATTTGATCGCGACGTCGCCGCGGGGCGTGAACTGGAGGTTGATGCCGGGCGTGAAGTCCCACTGCCGGATGCCGACACCGAGCTGCAACGTGGGCCGGATGGGGTTCTGAGGGCTCGCCCAGGAGCCGGGCGCGACACCCTCGATGAGATTGCCGGCCGGGCGGAAAACCGGAGAGAAAGCATCAGTGATCGTCTTGACAAGGCTGGTGCCCATCTCTCCGGATTCCTCCTGTTGCGCGGCCTGTTACCGGCGGGAATTACATACTTAACTCCCGTGAGCCACGTTAGCTCCCGGGTAATTCGCTGAAATCCACGTAAAAGTATTTGCCGAGGCCCAATTGCTCCAAGGCTGCCGGATTGTCGATATTCATCTTGATCGACCCGTAAGGTGTTGCTTTCTGAAAGCGCTGATCCTCAGGGATCATGTTGTCATACACGGTTGAAAGTTCGATTTCCTTCGTCGAATGATTATGCGTGGTCACGCCGGTGACCTGAAACTTTGCTCTGACCATCTTTTTCTCCATTCCCGTCGTCACGGGAGTTAAGTATGTAATTCCCTTACCGGCTATTACCGGCGTGCCTGGGCTGCCACCGGAGCGGGCGCGGGATAAAGCGCCAGCGAAATCCCGAAGGTGCTCGCGGGGGTGGACGGGCCGATTCCAACGTTGATGGTCTCGGTCACAGTGGATCCGTCCGGAGCCACAGCCTCGACGGTGACGGCGTCGACAGCGCCGACGGTGTCACTTGCCGAGTCGGTGAGCAGGAACTGCTGGGCCAGCGGAACTGCCCCGCCCGTCACATCGACCGTTGCCGGCGCGCTGCTTACGTTCGGATCGCTCGAGCTGATTGTGGGAGAGAAGGTGTACGGTGCGGCTCCGGCTGGCGGCACATACGGTGCGCCATTCTGCAGAAGCTGGGCAACAAGTTGCGCGTTGCCGCCGAGAGGGATGCTAGTGATCGGAAGTACTGGTGAGGACATGCCATCTCCTGTATACAGTGTGAGTTTGAGTGACCAGTGGGGAGGGGCGAGCTCACGCCGAAGTGCCCGTACTTCATCGCGGATCGACAAAAGGACGTGCTCGATCTTAATTAGAATGTGCTCTTCAGGCATCAGCTACTCCTCGACTTTGGGCAGTTTCGCCCAGATCTCGGGTCGCACGACTGGATTATAGCCCCACATCGCGAGGCACGTCGGACACTGGCAAACTACCTGCCCTGTGGAAGAGTCGCACCGAATTGTGACTTTCTCGGAATTCCCGCACGCCGGGCAGATCTGCCGGCGCTTCACGCGCCGCGCCCGGTAGTCGGCGCTGAGGATGGGGAACCGGCGGATCAGCCAGAGAACGAACCGAGCGAGCATCAGCTGCCCTCCGGTTCCATTAGCGCCAATTTCTGCGCATCGCGTGGGTCCGATGAATCGATCACCAGGCCGAGGTCCGGACGCGCATCGTGGATCCCGCGGGCAAAAACAGTGAGGTGAATCCAGCGGTCGCCGTTCCACTGCACGCGACGCTGGCACACAACGCAGAGGGTTTGCGAATGCCGCGTGTAGTCGACCCCAGGCATGCGCAGCGTGGCCGGCGACGCCGGCGCCTTGGTTACACCCCGCCGCGGCATCAGTGAGCCCGCTCTCGGGGCTTCTGGAGCTCGGGTGCGGCGACCGTCCAGGTGCAGCCCGGTGCGTGCGGGAAACCCGGCGACGCATGGCACCCTGGACACGGCTGGCCGTCCTTACGCAGCGTGCCGGCCTTGACCGGCTTCTGAAGATTCCCCGGCTTTTGCATCGTCCGCCTCTTTCTTCTTATCCCCGTCGAGAACCTGCGCCAAGTTGAGCACCTGGGAGTTACACCGCGGGCACTGGACCGAGTTGTTGCTGACCGTTCGACAGTCCACCTCCGCGCAGAGAAACGCGGACGCGAGATTCATCTGAACAAGCGCCTCGTGAACCATTAACGCTCTCTGGGCCGCGCCTCGCGCAGCCCGACCGGCCCACTGGTCTGCATTTGAACCGCGAATCCAGACCGGCCGCCGGCCATCGCTGCCTGGATCATCTTCCGGCGAAGCGCAGTGAGCGATTTCTCACGCCGCGCGTTCATGCGCTCGAACTGGCCCTGTCGGGCCTTGCGCCTGTGCATTCCGTTCCTCCTCGATCGCCACCGTGGCAATCAGTTTCTTAAGGCATCTGAAGCAGAGATCATGGTCGCGCCGAGCCCGCAGCCGCCGATTCTTGCGCGTCAGAAACAGCGCCCGGCGACGGCATTCTGAGCAATGGTGCGTCACTTACCACCTCTGCTGAAACTTCCCGATCGACTTCCCGCGCCCGCGCTCCTCGTTCCAGCCCCGGCTGCGCACCAGGCGTTCGGCCTCAGCGTCCAGTTCGTCGTCCTCGGTGACGCGCTCCCAGGTGAGCCCGCATGCGTTGCACTGACGCTGGCGATCCCCCGTTTTCACCGCCGGCGCGCCGCATTTCGGGCACTCGGCGATGTCCTCCGTGACGATCAATTTGCTCATTGAATCAACGCCACCCGCGCTGGTGCGAGGAGCCTCCGTCGCTGCTCGGCCTTAATCATCTCAAACATTTTCTGAGCGTCGAGGCGCTCCTTTTCCGGACCGCGTTCGCGCTTCCGGTAATAGGCCTTACAGACAGCCTTCATCCGTTCGAGGGCGTCATCTGGCGTTCTCTGCAGCATGCCCGGAATTTCAAGCCACGTCGTCATGCTTTCCACACATTACACCGGAACCGGGCTCGAACGCAACCATCGTTTTCTATGCTTCCGGCCGGACTTTTCCGCATTTGAAGCATAGATTTCCATCCCAGACCACGGATCCGCACTCGCAGCGGTCGCGATTTCCGCCGGCGACATTGACCCGCGGCGCTTTCGGAGCTTCGGGCGATTTCGACCCCTCGTCCTTCACGAAGCCAGCCCAGCCGCTCGATCCCTCGCCCAGTTCGGTCATCGCCCACACCATCGCGTCCATCCTATCCGGCGAGTCATCGTCGGTCTTAGGGTTGTAGGTTTGCATCTGGTCCTCGAGCTGGGCGAATGTGCCGTGGTGATGCACCCGATGCTGCTCATAGAGGGCCGACACGGGCTCAGCGCGCACAACCTTGCCGCGGCTGGCCGTGACTTTCTTATAAGAAACATTCGCATCCTGGTGGCGGATGAGCGCCTCGATCATGTCGCCACCGTTATTCGCCTCGCCCACCAGCCGGTCGGCGCCCAGCCGGTGATAGAGCCGGACAGCCTGTTTCGCCGCTTCGTCGGGCGTGTAGATGGCGCTCTCGTCGGCGAGCAGATAGAAGTGAGCCGGATCCCGGCCGTCCTGGCCGGCGGCGATGATGCCCCATTCGTCTGATTCCTCATTCGAGGTCGTCGCCGGATCCATGGCAACCACGATCCGGACCAGGGGCGGTAATTTCGCCACCCGGGCGCCCTCGATGTCGGAGATCTTAAAGAGCGCGCCGGGATTGTCGTCCAACACCTCGGCGAGCAGTTCCTGCCGGCCCAGCCGGGTGCCTTCATACTTGCGGATGATGCTGGTGTAGAACTTCTCGGCCAGGTTGGCTCGGTTTTCATAAGTCGTGCCGGCGGTCAGCACCGTGTCGGGATCTGCGATCAATTCCCGGACCAGCTTCGTTGGCCGCGGCGTCGTCGTGATGATCGCCTGCGGGCTCCGGCCAAGCCGGAGGCCCATCATGGCGTTATCCCAGGTCTCCTGGCCATAGCGCCAGGAGGCGAGCTCATCAGCCCAAAGGAACTCGCACTCCGGGCCGCGCAGAGAGTCGGGCTCCTCGGCCGTGAACACAAAGGTGGTGGCGCCGTTCGGCCAGAGAAAAAGGCGCTTATTCGATATCCAGGTCGGCCGCTCATCTGGAGGGCACACTTTGAGGACGCCGCCAGAGCTGCGCACCAGCACCTTCTCAATGTCACCGACCGTGCGGACGATGATGTTCGCCTGTTTGACCCCGTCCTTGATTTTCTGCCGGAGAGTTTCTGAGCCGGTGCGCGTTTTTCCGAAGCCACGGCCCGCCTTGACCATCCAGTAAGACCAGGAGCCCGGTGGGGGGAGCTGATTCGGCCGAGCCCAGGACTGCCAGTCGTAGCGCAGTGCGATCGCCTTCTCGGGCGACAGCGACCGCACCAGCGCGTCGCGCTCAGGCTTTGGAAGCTGGCTGATCCGATCGACGATCGAGGGCAGCGATGAGCTCATTCCTCACATCCTCAACCGCCAAGTGTAGTGGGTTTTCCGGGGAATCGCCCGGTGCGCTGATCCGACCCTCCACGCGGTCGGCCAGCTCGGCTGCGGCCTGCACCTTGCCCTTGATGCCCTCGCGCGCCAGCGATAAGGCGATTACCTCGGCGTAGGTTGGATGGCCTTTAAGGCCCAGCTTGCGCAGCACATCGGCTGGAACGCGCCGCTTGAGAATCCGGCCGTATGCCTCGGTCAGCGGCTTCTTCTTCGGTCGGCCGCCTGGGTTGCCGGACTGACCAGGCTTCCATTTCTTTGCCTCGAACGCCCTGCTGCGCCCCGTGTTCTCAGGGTTAGCCGCCATCGAGGACCGCCTTCTTACCAGTGGCGTTCTGCCAGCGGGTCACGATCACATCGCAATACGCCGGCGAAAGCTCCATCATGAAGCACTTGCGGCCAGTTTTCTCGCAGGCGATCAAAGTGGTGCCCGTACCCGCAAATGGTTCATGGACGATCTGACCGCTTCGTGAATGCCATACTACCGAGCGCTGGGCAACGACGACCGGCATCCCGGCCCCATGGACATCGAGGCCGACGCCGAGATGATTGTCATGTGTGCTGTCGAACCAACCGGCCTGGGATGGCCACACTCCGCTGATCTGGTCGTTTACGGGCGGCTTGCCGGGAAGTTTCCATGTCCAGACATGCTCGAAGTTCGATGCGGCACGATTTGTGCCAATACAGTGCCGAGATGAACCAACTGCCGCACTGGGCTTACACCATACGCGTCGGGACCAAAGCACGTAGCCGGCGTTCCTAAAAACGGGAAAATGCTCAAGCGCCATCGGATATTCGCAGGGTGTCCTTGATCCGCTCAATTCTTTTCCGCTTAGTACATCGCCGAAATTCACCACGGCAAAACCACCCTGGACCAGTAATGATTTCCAGACTTTTGCCGCTGCGGGCAACAAGACGCGAAGGTTTTCGATGGTGTCTTTATATTCCGCATACTCGATGCCAACGGCATAGGGCGGCGAGGTGAACACACAGTCCGCTTTCTGCCCGCCCATCAGCCGCTCGACGTTAGCCTCCACGGTCGAGTCCCCGCACAGCAGCCAATGCTCTCCCAAAATCCACAGATCGCCCAGCTTGCTGGTGGGCTCGGCTGGGACCGGTGGAACCTCGTCCTCGTCCGTGAGCAGATCGGCGTTCTGCGGCCAGAGCTTTTCGAGCTCGTCCTTGGACCAGAACGGTCCCAGGTCAACGCCGTCGCCCGAAAGCGCCTTGAGCGCGTCGACGCTCCAATCGAGCGAGACTTCCGAGGATCGATTGTCCGCGATGGCCAGCTGGCGCGCCTTGGGGTCCGCAAGGTCAAGATCCGTGCGCTGCACAGCGACAAGCTGCGAGCCGTCGGTCTGCACAACGATCACATCCTTGTGCCCCAGCGCGCCGGCGTTCTCAACGGTCTTGTTGCCGGCGATGATCGCGCCGTTCCGGTCAAGCAAAACGGACCGCCCAGCGCCGT